GGATTTATTGGTTCGGGCAAAGATACTGCCGCAGACTATTTGGTTAACTTTCACGGGTACCGCCGTGACTCATTTGCAAACACATTAAAAGACGCGGTTGCCGCTGTATTTGGCTGGGACCGCGTCCTGTTGGAAGGACGTACAAAAGAAGCTCGCGAATGGCGTGAGCAACGTGATGAGTGGTGGAGTGAACGTCTGGGCAAGGACATTACACCCCGTCATATTCTACAATACTGGGGTACAGAAGTTTGTCGACAAGGATTTCATGATGACATCTGGATTGCTAGTCTCGAAAACAAAATGCGTAAAACAGGCGATAATATTGTTATCAGCGATGTACGTTTCCCTAATGAAATCAAAGCTATTAAATCTGCAGGCGGTAAAGTAGTGCGTGTAGTTCGAGGTGACGACCCCGAGTGGTATCAAGATGCTTGGAACGTTAATCAAGGTCCTACCAATATGTCATGGTCTATTAGTAAAATGCGTATGGAACAGCGTAAGATTCATGCCAGTGAAACAGCATGGATTGGTAAGGGAATTGATCTTGAGATCGACAACAACGGCACAATTGATCAGTTATTTGCGCAGATTAAAAATCTGGTGTCAGAGCCCCTCGACTCCACTGAAACCCTTCCTTATGAAGAGTCCTCTGACAGTTTGCACACACTGTCTTAAGGTTAGTAGGACGAGAATTGTTTAGATTCTCGTCCACGTGGAACACATTAAATTGTTCCTTATGTTTGCTTTTATATCCGCATTGGTCACACGTTAACTTCATGCGATAGCCGTCCTGATACCATTTAGGAACACCGGTAGTCACCCCGCCTTTAAGGCACAGCTCACACTTTTTTCTATAATAAACTCTACCATTTTTTTGGTAGTTAATTGCAGCCGGCCTATAGCCGCAAACGCATAATGGTCTAGTCATACCTTATTTAGCGCACCTTTTCAGCCCCTTTTTGATAGGTTATAACTAGTCGAATTTATTCGTTTACAATAAATACTAGTAGAACAAAAACCTTAGGAGATTCCAAAGATGGCATTAAGTTCACCAGGCGTAGAAGTCAAAGTAATTGACGAATCATTTTATACACCAGCAGCCCCAGGTACAGTACCTTTAGTTATTGTAGCTACTGCCGAAAATAAAGCAAACAGCGGAGCTACCGGAACCGCCCCGGGTACACTTAAAGCTAACGCTGGAGAAGTTTATCTTGTAACAAGTCAAAGAGATCTAGGAGACACATTCGGTGATCCGATCTTTAAGACAGATGCAAATAACAATCCTATCCATGCAGGCGAGCAGAACGAATACGGTTTGCAAGCAGCATACAGTTTACTAGGTGTTAGCAATCGTGCATTTATGGTACGTGCTGATTTAGACCTAGCGCAACTAGATGCAAGTGCTACTGAACCAGACGCAACTCCTGCAAATGGTACACATTGGTTAGATACTAGCTCAACAGCATTTGGTATTTTTGAATGGAATGGCGCAGCCGTAACAACTAACGGTGGCCAGAAATTTACAAATAAAGTGCCAATGGTAATCACTGACCCAACCAAAGTTGATGCAGGATCAGGCGGACCAAAAGCATCAGTTGGTGCTATCGGTGACTACGCAATTGTCACAACAGAAGAAGCTGCTGCCGACAATCCTCAACTAACAACCTTACACCCTGGACAAATGTGGTTCAAGAGCAAAGGCAATGCATTTGCTGGCGTTACAGCTGGTCAGTGGGTTGAAGTTGGTTCAGCAGATTGGTTTAACAGCTGGCCTGTAGTTACTGGTACTAAAATTAATCCTAACTTAACTGCCAACAACGGTCAGACATTTAAGATTAATGGTACAACAATTACATCGGGCACAACATTAACTAGTGTTGTAAATTCGATTAACAGTGCAACCGGTCTCGACGGAATTAAGGCATCACTTGTAAATGGCAAAATTGAAATTTACAGTGACGGTACATTAAATAATGCTGCAGAAGATAGCAGTACAGCTAACTCTGTAGTTATTGAAAATTTAATAGGCACATTAATTGCTGGTACAGCAGACCTAAGTGCTATCGGTATTAAAGCTGGAGTATACTATGCTCCAAGATTAGTAATTAGCAAACACACCCAAGTTCCACAATGGAAGGCTACACAAACAGCTCCTCGTCCTACAGGAAGTGTATGGATTAAAACAACCGAGCCTAACCTAGGTTCACGTTGGAGAGTTAAGCGTTGGAACGAAGCAACACTTGCATGGGAAAGCGTTGAAAGCCCATTATATGCAAACGGCCACGAAGCATTATTTGGACTTGATAAAGTTGGCGGCGGCGCAAACTTATCAGTTGGACAACTATATGTTCAAACTAACTTTACTGAAGACAATGGTACAGATGAAACACCTAGACTAGCAAGTTGGAAAATTTGGAGAAAAGGTGGAACTGAAACTGCTACAGTTATCAAGTCAGCAAAAATCACTGATTCTAACACATCTTCCGGCACTAAGGTTATGCAAATTGCAGAAAGCTTAGATGGCACTAGCGTGTTAGGCGACTATAACGGCACAGGCACATATAGTTCTAAATCTGTAACATGGTCAGCTACTGGCGAAATAACTGATGCAGAAGAAATGGCCGATGCTATTAATGCTGCTGGATTTACTAACATTGAAGCTGAAGTTGATACTCAAAATCGTGTAGTAATTAAACACAAGCAAGGTGGAGATTTCCGTATAACAGACGGTACTGGCACTCCAATGGCAGACTACGGATTTACACCTTATGTTTACGAACCATCAAATAATGATTTTGCAACTGGCACTAGATATTTCCACGCATCACCTGCAGGTGATGCACTACATGACTATGTAGCCAGCAGTTGGGAACCATTAGTCTATGCCGCTAATGCTGATGCTCCGTCAAGAATTCCTGATGAAGGCAGATTATGGTATAGTTCAGTAATTGACGAAGTTGACATTATGATCCATAATGGTACTACATGGGTTGGATACAACAACTATAGTGAATACAGTAATACAGACCCTAACGGTCCTATTGTAAGTGCTACTGCTCCGGAAAAACAAAGCGAAGGTGGCGCATTAGTAACTGGTGATTTATGGGTTAGTACAGACGATCTTGAAAATTTCCCTCAAGTTTACAAATTTAACTTTGAACTAACAAATCTTCCAATTACTAAACGTTGGGTTTTAGTTGATAAAACTGATCAATCGACAGAAGATGGTATGTTGTTTGCTGATGCACGTTACAATACAAGTGGTGTAAACAGCTTCGAACAAGGCACTATTGTTGACTTGTTAGACAGCAACTACTTGGATCCAGATGCTCCAGATCCAGCATTATATCCAAAAGGTATGTTGCTATGGAACCTACGTAGAAGTGGGTACAATGTAAAATCATTCCGTCGTGATTATATTAACACTGCTGAAGATAACATTCGCCAGTCCGATGAATCAATGGGGACATATTATCCACATCGATGGGTAACAGTTAGTGGAAACCAAGATGACGGTTCTGGTAGCTTTGGCCGTAAAGCACAACGTAAAGTTGTTGTACAAGCTCTACAAGCTACAGTTAACAGCAATCAACAAATTCGTGACGAAGACGGACGTATCTTTAACTTGATCGCTTGCCCAGGTTATCCTGAGCTAACAGGCGAAATGGTTAGCTTAAATTATGATCGTGGACTAACAGCGTTTGTTGTAGCAGATACACCAGCACGTTTAACTCCAGATGCAACAAGTTTGTTAGCATGGGGTAACAACGAAAACGGTGCGTTAGAAGACAACGATCTTGGCGCAGCTAGCTTTGACGAGTATATGGGTATGTTCTATCCATGGGGCTTCACAAGTGACAACTTTGGTAACAATGTTGCTGTACCACCAAGCCACATGATCTTAAGAACTATTGCTCTAAACGACCAAGTTGCTTATCCGTGGTTTGCACCAGCAGGTGTACGTCGAGGTGGCATTACTAATGCAACAGCGGTTGGTTATGTTAACGGCGAAGGTGAATTCAAGTCAGTTGCATTGAACACTGGACAACGTGATACATTGTACGAAACAAAGGTTAATCCTATTACATTCTTTACAGGTACAGGATTAGTTAACTATGGTCAAAAGACACGTGCTCGCGCAGCCAGTGCTTTGGATCGTATTAACGTAGCTCGTTTAGTAATCTACTTGCGTAGACAACTAAGCGTATTAGCTAAGCCATACATCTTTGAACCAAACGATAAGATTACTAGAGATGAGATTAAAGCTGCTGTTGAAGCTCTACTATTAGAGTTGGTAGGACAACGTGCTCTATATGACTACCTAGTAGTTTGTGATGAAAGTAATAACACTCCAAGCAGAATTGATCGCAATGAGCTTTGGATTGACATAGCTATTGAACCAGTTAAAGCAGTTGAATTTATCTATATTCCACTACGCTTGAAAAACACTGGCGAGATCGCAGGTCTATAATTAAAGGAAGAACAACATGGCAATCGCATCATTAACAAGATTCACAGTACCTTTAGCTAGCGATCAATCCGCTAGCGCACAAGGTATGTTGATGCCAAAGTTAAAATATCGCTTTAGAGTGATGTTTGAAAACTTTGGAGTTTCAACACCTACTACAGAGCTTACTAAGCAAGTACAGACAGCGGCTCGTCCAAACGTACAGTTTGCTAACCAAGTAATTGAAATTTACAACAGTAAAATCAATTATGCTGGTAAGCACACATGGCAACCAATGGCCATAACACTACGTGACGATGCAACTGGTCAAGTTGCTAAGTTAGTTGGCGAACAAATGCAAAAGCAGTTTGACTTCTTTGAACAAGCTTCAGCAGCTTCAGCTATTGACTACAAATTTAATTTAAGATTAGAAATGTTAGACGGTGGTAACGGCGCAAGCACACCTAATGTTTTAGAAACATGGGAATGCTATGGATGCTACATTGTAACTGCTAACTATCAAACATTAGGTTATGCTGAACAAGGTCCTGTAACAATTGACCTATCAATCCAACCTGATAATTGCCTACAGAAAGCAGATGGTTCAGGCATTGGTGCACCAGTAACTCGTACATTAGGTACAGCAGCTACAGGCCCAGGCGGAGCAGTTTAATTAACAACAGAAAAAGCAGCCAGGCTGCTTTTTTTGTAGCTGATCATTATATGCATACTTAATCAGTATGCATAAATATTGTTATGTCCACTTACGCTAATAGACAACTTGTCGCATCAGGTCCTAATCTTAGAGATCCACAACATGCTGCACGAGCATTTGTTGACGGAGATTTTGCACTTGCACCAAAATTAAAATTTCAACATCATGTTGTTATTAGTACATTAGGTGGTGCAAATGCTCAGTTGAGCTTATTAGCAAAAACTGTAGAACTACCTAAGTTTCAAGTTACAACGGAAGTTGCTAATCAATATAACAAAAAAAATGTTATAATGACCGGAATCACCTATCAACCTATTACAATTAAATTGTATGATGATAATTCAGGTGTAGCTAGGGCGTTATTTGAAAAGTATTACAGTTATACATTTAGTGACCACGGTGCTGCCAAAGCAGGATTATATGGTAAATCATTAATGCAACCGTTTACTAGTTATGGTTTAGAAAACTCACCAATTATACCGTTTGTTAACTACATCAAAGTCCACACTTTTGCTAAACGTAGATGGTTAGGTTTCGAATTAGTTAATCCAACAATAGTCAGCTGGAGTCATGACACATTCAACTGGACTGATACAGCTCCTGCAGAATACACAATGTCTATTGCCTATGATGCTGTCAAGTATGATAGTGGTAATGCAGCAGCAGGCAGCCCACCTAACTTTAGCGGTGCTGGATATGACCAAACACCAAGTCCTCTACAAACCCCAGGTGGAGGGACTAGTCCTGCAAACGGGACTGGCGGAGTAAGAACTGGTTCAGATCAAGTATTTGGAACGACTGCTAGAAGAACCGATCCGAGCGGATCTTTTCAAAATCCTTTAGCAACTAGTTCGATGGCTAACAACACTACTAAGCAATATAATAATCTACAACCATTGACTCTACAAGGTACTAGTAATTCTACAAATAACAGTATTGTATCTTCTTCATCCAGAACTGCACTACAGTCGGGTAGAATAGGCTTAAATGATACTGCGTTCCCTGTATATGACAAGGATCAAACTACTCTAGCAACAACTAGAAAAATAGTACGATAATATTATGGCAACTGATCGAACATATAATTTACCTGCAACAGATGTAGTTGATAGTTCTACAGAAGTTAAAAACTTCTTTGATAAATTTTTCCTACATCAAATAACTTTCCCTAGCAATCAAATAGATGCTGTTATAGGATTTTTCTTAAAGAGAGGGTTTGACGAATCTGCTGCTCGAAGTACTAGTATTGTATTATTAAACCAAGCTAGATTAGAAAATATTAATCCTCTTACGTTAGTTGATTCATTAAAAGGACTTACAGACGTACAAGTAAGCCAAGTAGTAACAGAAGTACTAAACGGTTACCGAGATAAGCGATCTGCTCTAGGGTATAAGTTAACATCAGTTGATGAAACTTTAGAAAGTAGAAACATAGTACAATAATGGCTCGATTTGCTCAAGGAAAATATACAATAGTTAACCCAGATAAGTATGTAGGCAATAAAAGTCCTACATACCGTAGCAGCTGGGAGTGGCACTTTATGAGATTTTGCGATACAGATACTCGCATACTAAAGTGGGCCAGTGAAGCAATTAAAATTCCCTACAAAGATCCATTTACCGGCAAAGGCACAGTCTATGTGCCTGATTTCTTTATACAATACGCAGATGCTAAAGGCCGCATGCAAGTTGAACTAATTGAAGTTAAACCTCAAAACCAAACTGTATTTGAGAAAGTTGGCAAGAATCGCAACAATCAATTACAATACGCAAAGAATCAAGTAAAGTGGCGAGCAGCATACGAATGGTGTGCTAGACAAGGCATTAAGTTTAGAATTTTAAACGAACAAGACTTATTCCACCAAGGCGGAAAACGATAAGTAATATTATGAAAAAACTTGAAGAAATTTTAAATCTGCCCGAAAGTAAAAAAGTTATCAAGAAAGCTGAGAAAGAAAAAGCAGACGAAGTAGCACAGCCGTTCCTTCGCGATATGTCAGAGTTTGACAAAATTGCCGCTAGTTTGCCTGCTGTAAAAGGCCTAGGTGACGCTGCTGACGCTGAATTTGATGCACTAGCACAACGTGCTACAGATGCCTACGATGACCTAATGGACTTAGGCATGAACGTAGAAGCACGTTATTCGGGCCGTATTTTTGAAGTAGCCGGCGGCATGCTTAAGAACGCTATTGATGCTAAAGCAGCTAAAATTGACAAAAAACTTAAGATGATTGAGTTACAACTTAAGAAACAAAAGCTAGATCAAGATGCTGGCCAAGAAGATAATGGTATTGATGTTACTGGTACAGGGGTAATTGTCTCAGACCGCAATAGCTTGATCGAAAAACTTAAAAATATGAATAAATAATACATTAGGATTCTGCTCATGAAATCGTTTATTGAATACTTAACAGAAAGTAAAGAAGAGAAGAAATACTCTTTTAAAA